GGGGGTGGGTCCAAAGCGCGCCGCACGCCGCCGGCCATTGCAAGCGAGCCGATCCGCCCATGGCCAAGATGTCGCTCACCGAGCTCAAGGCGCTGCTGGAGGCCGAGCGCAACGACGCGCTGGCCGCGATCGCGGCCTCGAAGCTCTCGGCCGAGCGCAGCGACGCGATGGACTATTACCTCGGCGACATGGCCAAGGACATGCCGGTGCCGGAGGGGCGCTCGCACGTGGTCTCGACCGACGTCGCCGACACGGTCGAAGGCATCATGCCGGCGTTGATGGAGATCTTCTGCGCGGGCGACGAGATCGTGAAGTTCGCGGCGGTCGGCCCGAATGACACAACGGCGGCCGAGCAGGAGACCGACTACGTCAACCACGTCTTCCTCCAGCTCAACCCCGGATTTCTCATCCTCTACACGTTCATCAAGGACGCGCTGCTGTCGAAGACCGGCATCGTCAAGGTGTGGTGGGAGACGAAAACGCTCGAGGAGCGCGAGACCTATTACGACCTCACCGACGACGCTTTCGCGATCCTCACGGCCGATCCCGACATCGAGATCACGGCGCACACGGCGCGGCCCGCGCTGCCGCCGCCGCTCGGCGAGGATCTGCCGGAAGGCGGCCCGCTCTTGCACGACGTCGAGTGCGTGCGCGCGAAAGATGCCGCGCAGGCCCGCGTCGAGGCCGTGCCGCCGGAGGAGTTCGGCATCAGCCGCAACGCGCGCAGCTTGCGCGACTGCGACTATTGCTTCCACAAGATCCTGGTCCAGCAGGCCAAGCTGATCGCGGAGGGCTATGACCCCGATCAGGTCAAGACTCTGCCGACCTATACCGCGCTCACCAATATCGAGGAAGTGCGGCGCGACACCGTCAATGAATACGAATACACCGGCGACGAGAACAACCAGGCGGCGCGGCGCATCGAGACGACCGAGCATTACATCCGCATGGATTACGCCGGCGACGGCAAGGCCTGCCTCTACAAGGTGCGCACCGGCGGCCAGCAGGGCGATATCCTGCTCAGGGATGGCAAGCCCGACATCGTTCCGTTCGACGACATCCCGTTCGCCGCGATGACGCCGGTGATCCAGACCCATCGCTTCTTCGGCCGCTCGCTCGCCGACCTCGTGATGGACATCCAGCGCATCAAAACCGCGATCCTCCGCGGCGTGCTCGACAACGTCTATCTCGCCAACAATCCGCGCGTCGAGGTGGCGGAGCAGCTCGCGGGGCCGGAGACGCTCGACGACCTGCTGGTGTCGCGCCCGGGCGGCGTCGTGCGCACCAAGCAGCCGGGCGGGCTCAACTGGCAGGTGGTGCCGTCGATCGCCACGCAGGCGTTTCCGGTGATGGAGTACATGGACGCGATGCGCGAGTGGCGCACCGGCGTCACGCGGCAAGGGCAGGGGATCGACGCCGACGCGCTGCAAAACCAGACCGCGACGGCAGTCAACCAGGTATTCACCGCCGCGCAGGCGAAGATCAAGCTGATCGCGCGCATCTTCGCGGAGACCGGCATAAAAGATTTGTTCGGGCTGCTGCACGAGGTCGTGCGCAAGCACGGCCAGGTGCGCCAGACCGTGCAGCTGCGCAACCAATGGGTCACGATCGATCCGCGCGAGTGGAAGAAGCGCGATCATCTCACCGTGCATGTGGGGCTCGGCTCCGGCACCAAGCAGGCGCAGATGATGGCGCTCGGCCAGGTGATGGGGCTGCAGGAGAAGGCGATCGCGCTCGGCATGGTGTCGAAGCGCAACCTGCACAATTCGGCGAGCGAGTTCGTCAAGCTCGCCGGGCTGCAGTTCGCGTCCGAGTATTTTCTCGATCCGTCCGCGCCGCCCAATCCGCTCGATCCCGCCAGCGCGCCGATCGCCCCGCCGCCGCATCCCGACATGCTCAAGGCGCAGGCCGACCAGGCGCAGGGCCAGCAGCATATCGCGCTCACGGCCGCGAAGGCCCAGGCCGATCAGCAATACGTCGCCGCCCAGGCGCAGGCCGACATGGCGGTCGCGACACTCAAGTTCCAGCACGAGAAGGAGCTCGCCGAGCGCGAGGACGCGCGCAAGGCGGCCGAGCACGCGATGGAGATGCAGCGCGGCCACCTCGATCTCATCAAGAGCGTGGCCGCGATGGGCGGCATGCCGGCCGGTGTGGCCGCCGGCGGCGTTGGCCCCGACGGCCAGCCACAGCCCGCGCCGCCGCTCGACCTCGACTGTCTGATCGCGCGCCTCGCGCCGATCATCCACCCGGCCGCGCCTCCCGCCGCCGCGCCGCGCCCGATGCGCGTCGTGCGCGACGCGGCCGGACGGGTGAGCCATCTCGAGCCGATCTAGCAAAGGCCTCCGTCATGCCCGCGCTTGTCGCGGGCATCCACGTCTTTTCACCAGCGCAGCAAGCAAGGCGTGGATGGCCGGGACAAGCCCGGGCATGACGCGTCATTTTGACTCCATCTCATGGGAACGCCATGGCCTCCTTCAACAAGTTCAACCAGTTCGTCGCCGACCTCGCCGGCAAGGTGCACAACCTCGGGAGCGATACGCTCAAGATCGCACTGACCAACACGGCGCCGGTCGCGACGAATACTGTTTTCGCCAACATCACCGAGATCGCCGCCGGCAACGGCTACACGGCGGGCGGCGGCGGCGCGACGCTGGTGTCGTCGGCGCAGTCGGGCGGCACCTATGTGTTGAAGCTCAACAACGTGACCTTCACGGCGGCGAGCGGCTCGATCGGGGCGTTCCGCTACTGCGTGCTCTACAATTCGACGCCCGTGAGCGGCAACCTGATCGGCTGGTACGACTACGGCACGAGCCTCACGATCACGGCCGGCAACTCGTTCCAGGTGCAGTTCGACCCGGCCAACGGCGTGCTGCAGGTGGCCTGAGCGATGCGCCTCTACAATCGCGTCCGCGTCAACACGGCGACGACCGGCACCGGGACGGTCACGCTCGGCGCGGCCTTCAGCAACGCCTTCCGCACCTTTGCGGAGGCGGGCGCCGCCAGCGGCGACGTCGTCACCTATGTGCTCGAGGAGGGCAACGATTTCGAGATCGGCCGCGGCACCTACGTGTCGTCCGGCACGACGCTCAGCCGCGACACGGTGCTGATCTCCAAGATCGGCGGCACGGCCGGCACCACCAGGATGACGCTCGCGGGCGGCGCGACGGTGCGCATCGACGCCGCAGCCGAGGATTTCCTCCGCCACGGGGAGTGCCAACTGACGAAGAGCGCAACCAACATCCTGCTGTCGCCGAAGAATGGCAACCGGCTCATCGTGAACGGCGTGCCCTGCGTCGTTCCCGACGCGGGCGTGACGCTCGCGCCGACCGGGCTCACGGCCGGGACGCTCTATTTCATCTACGCGACCGCCTCGGGCGGCATCGTCAATGCGCTCGAGGCGTCGACGACCGGGCACGCGACCCAGGCCGGCACGGGTGTCGAGATCAAGAGCGGCGACGCGACACGAACGCTGGTCGGAATGGCGCGACCGATTACAGGGCCCGCCTGGCAGGATGCGGCACAGCAACGGTTTGTCGTTTCCTACTTCAACCGCCGGAACATCGGCCTCGTTGGAAATTTTTCGACCGGCCGAACAACGACCGCCACCACATTCGCGGAAATAAATTCGGAAATACGTTGCGAAGCATTGGTATGGGGTGACGAGGCCGTGCATGTGGACAGCACCTTGGCGGCAGTGTTCGGTCTCACGTCATCGACGGGCTATATGAGCATAGCGTTTGACGGGGTAACGCCCGAGCCCGCAACGCTGACACTGCTCGGAACGAGCGTGCCATCTGCGCCATTCATCAACGGATCGCCGACGGTCCACAAAACGGGATTGACCGAGGGGTATCATTACGCAACCGTGGTTGGCCAGATTAGTTCTGGTGATACCCTGACAATACTCGGCGCATCCGGCGGCGTGCAGCGCGGCACGCTGATCGCCGGTATTCGAGGGTAATCGGCCATGCTCGGGCGCTCGTCCATCGCCGAGTTTGCGCTCGGCGAACAGCTCGGTGCGACGACCACGACGGTGCTGTCCGTCGCGGTGGGGACATTCGCGCAGGCGGGCCAGCCGACAACGTTCGAAACGTTCCTGCTCTCGGCCGTCGCGACGTTCGCGCAGGCCGGCCGGGCGATCTCGTTCACGGCATCGCTGCCGCCGACCGTTGCGTCGTTCGCCGAGACGGGGCGCACGGTCGCTTTCGCGGCATTTGTGCCGAATGCCGCGGCGACGTTCGCTGACCGTGGCGGAGCGGTGGTTTTTCTGCTCGGCGCGCCGCAGACCGCCGGCGGCTTCACGACGGCAGGTCGCGCGGCTACGCTCGAAGCGGTCATGTCGTCGGCCGCGGGCGTATTTGCGCTGCTCGGCCGACCTGTCGGTTTCGATCCCTCCGAGCCCGTCGCCGCGGGACTATTCCGGCTCACCGGCGTGGATGCCGATCTCAGCTACGAGATCCTCGGTGGCGGTTCGTCGATCACGGGCGGCACCTTCTCGCGCCAGCGTTGGCGCGACATGCTGGCGGCGGAGGCCGCCGAGCAGGCCGCGCAGGAACGCGGTGCGCGCGACGCGCGGCTGCGCCGCGCCGCCGAGCGCCGGCGCCGCGAAGCGGCGCTTGCGGCCGCGCGTGAGCAGGTCCGGATCGACGCGAAGACGCGGGGCGACGCGGCCGTGGCCGCGCTCGCGCAGGTGCATGCGGCGGCGGCCGCGCGCGGCGTTGCGCAGTTGCGCGAGATCGCGGCGCTCGCGGGCGCGCAGGCGGCGGCCGCGGCCCGCGCGGCCGCGCATGACCAGGACGATGAAGAGGCCCTCGCGTTGCTGCTGCTCGCTCACTCTCACAATGGCGGATGAGAATGGCAGATGAGATCGCGCTCGCACGCGCGAGCGAGCGGGCGGCGCGCGCCGATGCGCTTTTGCGCGACGAGCTTCTGATCGAGGCCTTCGCGGCGCTCGATCGCGACTACGCCAAGGCCTGGCGCGAGACGGCCGCGCGCGACACCGATGCGCGCGAGCGGCTGTGGCAGGCCGTGCAGGTGGTCGCCAAGGTGCGCGACCATCTCAGCCACGTGCTCAACAACGGCAAGCTCGCCCAGCGCGAGCTCAACGACCTCGCCGAGCGGCGCCGGCGCTTCGGCATCGTGTGACCGCCGGCGGAAAACCCAAGAGACGCAAAGAGGCTGACATGGACGAGACGACCCAGGCGAGCGCCGTCGAGGCGCCGCGCGAGAGCGATATTGTCGAGCGCACGGCGGGCGGCGAAGGGCCGCTGACGCCGCGCGAGGCGGCACGCTCGCTGACGGATACGCGCGCCAAGGAGCGCGCTGGCGCGCAGCCGCGCGGCGATGACGAACAACAGCCGGGCGAGGCGCGCGATGGCGCGGCCCCGGCACGGGAATCGGCCGATGAGGCCGGCACCGCCCAGCTTGAGGCTGGTCCCGGTGAGACGCAGGCGGGTAATGCGGAAGCGACGCTTCCTCCCATCGATGCGCCGAGGTCATGGACGAAAGAGGACAAGGAGCTTTTCAAGGGCCTCCCTCGCGACACCCAGCAGCGGCTGGCGGAGCGCGAGCGGTCACGCGAGGGCGATTTCCTCCGCCGTCAGAACGAGGCGGCCGAGAAGCTCAAGGGCCTGAGCGCCCAGCAGCAGGCCGCCGAGCACGTACGGGCGCAGTACGAGCAAGCGCTGCCGGTGCTCCTGGGTTCTCTCCAGGAGCAGCAGGCGGGGCAGTTCGCGGACATCCAGACGGTCGCCGATCTCGAGAAGATGGCCCGCGAGGACTGGCCGCGTTACGTGCAGTGGGACGCGCAGCAGAAGAAGATCGCCGCCGTCCAGCAGCAGCTCCAGGTCGCGCAGGCGCGCCAGTCGCAGGAGACCACGCAGCGCTGGCGCACGTTCGTCGCCGACGAGGACGCGCGCTTTCGCGAGCGCGCGCCCGAGCTCGCCGGCGGCGAGGCGCTGGCGAAGACGGCGCGCTCGGCCGCCGACATGCTCAAGGATCTGGGCTTCTCGGACGGCGAGCTCGGCGAGATGTGGAACGGGCAGCGGAGTCTCTCGCTGCGCGATCACCGCATCCAGCTCCTCATCCGCGACGGCGTGCGCTTTCGCGAGGCCCAGGCGGCGGCGAAGAAGCCGCAGCCCAGGCCCGTGCCCGACGTGCAACGCCCCGGCCCCGCGCCCGCGCGCAACGCGGATGCGGACGGCCGGGTCAAGGACCTCACCGAACGTCTCAACGCATCCGGCAACCTGCGTGACGCGGCGGCGCTTCTCGTCGCCCGCCGCGCCGCGCAGCGCCGTTAATCCGAGCATGATCTCTTCCGAAAACCGGTACCCACTTTTCGGGATCATGCTCTTGAACATCATCAGGAGAAAGCAAGATGGCTCTTCCGGCCAACACGTTCACGACCTACTCGGCCGCCGGCAATCGCGAGGATCTCAGCGACGTGATCTATCGCATCGACCCGACGGACACGCCGTTCATGACCGGCATCGAGAAGGCCAAGGCGACCGCCGTGCTGCACGAGTGGCAGACGCAGGCGCTCGCGGCGGTCAACACGTCGAATGCCCAGCTCGAAGGCGACGACGCGTCCGCCGACACGACCACGCCGACGGTGCGCCTCGGCAACGTCGCGCAGATCAGCCGCAAGGTGCCGCAGGTCTCGGGCACCCAGCAGGCGGTCGAGCATGCCGGGCGCGACAACGAGATGGCCTACCAGGAGATGCTCAAGGGCATGGAGCTCAAGCGCGACATGGAGGGCATCCTGGTCGGCACCAACCAGGCGAAGAACTCGGGCAACGCGACGACCGCGCGCACGCTCGCCTCGGTGCTCTCGTGGCTCAAGTCGAACACGACCAAGGGCGCGGGCGGTGCCGATCCGTCGGCGGCGGACGGCACCGGCACGCGCACCGACGGCACCCAGCGCGCCTTCACGGAGGCGAGCCTCAAGACCGTGCTGCAGTCGATCTGGAACAACGGCGGCAAGCCCGACATGGTCATGACGGGCGGCTTCAACAAGCAGGTGTTCTCGACCTTCACGGGCCGCGCGACGCCGATCGAGGAGACCAAGGGCAAGAAGATCATCGCGTCGGTCGACGCCTACGATTCCGACTTCGGCTACCTCAAGGTCGTCGCCAACCGCTTCACGCGGCCGCGCGACGTGCTGGTGCTGCAGACGGATATGTGGGCGTGCGCCTACCTCAACGGCCGCAAGATGGTCTCGCTCCCGCTCGCCAAGACCGGCGACTCGGAGCGCAAGGAGGTGCTCTCCGAGTACACGCTCGAGGCGCGCAACGAGAAGTCCTCCGGCGGCGTGTTCGACAACACCACGGCGTAACGCAACGCGATAGCGGCACACGTCGCGCACCCGACTCACCATCGTCATGGCCGGGCTTGTCCCGGCCATCCACGCCTTTCTTTCTTGCCGCGCTGCAAAGGCGTGGATGCCCGGGACAAGCCCGGGCATGACGATGTGATTTTTTCTCCTCTCACAAGGATCCCACACCCATGAGCCTTCCCAACCCGCGGCCCTTCCAGGAAGAGCCGCTGTGCGAGTCGACCACGTCGATCGCCACCACTCCGGTCGCGGCCTGCATGATCGCGCCGCGCGCCGGCCAGGTCGAGCGCGTGATGGCGGCCGCCGGCGGCACCACCACGGGCACCATCGCGGTCACGGTCACGATCAACGGCGGCAGCGACATCACGGGCGGCAATCTCACGATTGCGGCGGGCCGCGGCCCGCGGCCGGCGAGCATCTACGAGCCGGGCGCGCTCGACGGCGCCGCCGTGAACGAGGGCGACCTCATCACGTTCACGCCCGCGGGCGGCACCGGGGCCGGCATCCCGGGCGCGTTCGCCGCGATCATCCGGTGACGCCATGCCGGCAACCGTCGAACTCGGCCGCGGCCGCGAGCTCACGACGCAGACCGTCGCGGTCGGCGCCTCGTCCACCCAGATCGGCGCGCCCTTCGGCGCGCAGACCCGCCAGATCCGCATCGCGGCGAACACCGCCTGCAACGTCCAGATCGCCGACGGCAGCGCGACGGCGACCGCGGCGTCGCCGTTCCTGCCCGCGGGCGCAATCGAGTACGTGATGGTGTCGCCCGGCCAGGTGCTCGCCGCGATCGAGGCCGCGACCGGCGGCGTGGTCACGGCGACGGCGGGCACGCTGTGGGTGACGGAGCTGGGGTGATGAGCGACGTCGTCGCCCGTGTCCATCTCGATTCCGATGGCGACCACTTCACGCTCGAGCACGTGCAGGACGTGGCGGCGATCCTGGCGCGCAACAGGGCGCTGCAATCGGAGCCGCAAAAGAGCGACTGGGGCCGCCACATCGCGACCATTCCGAACGTGGTCCTGGTCAAGTGGATGAACGAGGAGGGCGCCGACGTGCTGCGCATGTCCAGCCGTGAGTTCGGCGCCTTCATCCGCAAGAAGCTCGACGATCCGGATTGGCGGCATCTGCGCGTCGATCGCTGAGGCGCTTCACCCTCCCCTGGAGGGGGAGGGTCGGCGAGCGAAGCTCGCCGGGGTGGGGTGCTGCTGACTCCGCCACCCCACCCCGGCTCCCATTTCGCTTTGCTCAATGCGACCCGACCCTTCCCCTGCAGGGAGGGTAACGCGCCGCGATCGCCGTGCTCACATCACGCGCATTTCGAGAACCCACATGCCCCTGCAAACCTACACCGATCTCCAATCCGCCATCGCGAGCTGGCTTGCCCGCGCCGACCTTGCGGCGAGCATCCCGGACTTCATCACGCTGTTCGAGACGGTGGCGAACCGGCGGCTGCGGGTGCGCCAGCAGGAGGCGACGGTCACGCTCACGCCCGCGAACGGCGTGGCGACGCTGCCGGCGGATTATCTCACGTGGCGGCGCGTCACCTGGACGGGCGCGGCGCCGCGCGAGCTCGAATACGTGCATCCGTCCTACCTGCATGCGCTGTTCCCGACGCTGCCGCAGGGCGATCCGCGCTACTTCTGCATCGAGGGCGCAAGCCTCACGCTCGGGCCGTCCGACAACAGCAACCTGACGTTCGACTATTTCCAGAAGGTCCCGAATCTGGCGGCGCTCGCCGCGCAGACGCCGCCGGTCACCACCAACTGGCTCTTCGCGACCTGGCCCGACCTCTATCTCTTCGGCGCGCTCGCCGAGGCGCACGGCTTCGTCAAGGATCCCGACAGCCTCACGCTGTGGGCGGGGCGCCGCGACGCGATCTTTGACGAGATCGACCGGCTCGACACCAAGACGCGCGGGCCGTCCGCGGTGCGCGTGATGGGAGCAACGCCGTGATCCCGTTCGGCGAGTACCGCCCCGACGTGAGCGATTACGCGGCGGCCTACACCGACCAGGTCGCGAACGCGCTGCCGCGCGGCGACGGCTATGGGCCGATGCAGGATTTCGCCGCCTACAGCGCCGGCCTGCCGGGCGCCTGCCGCGGCTTCTTCAAGGCGATCAAGACCGACGGCTCGATCGCGATCTTCGCCGCGACCGCGACCAAGCTCTACCAGCTCAACAACACCAACCAGGCCTGGACCGACGTGAGCCTCGGCGGCGGCAGCTATGCGTCGGTCTCCGCGAGCGACCAGTGGCAGTTCGTCCAGTACATTAATTTTGTCGTCGCCGTGCAGGCGAATGTCGCACCGCAGTTCTTCGACCTCACGGCCTCGACGGCGTTCGGCAACCTCGGCGGTTCGCCGCCGCAGGCGCGCTACATCGCGGTGGTCGGCGACTTCGTGGTGCTGTCCGGCCTGCTCAATAATCCCTATCGCGTGCAGTGGTCCGGCCTCGGCGATCCGACCAACTGGACCAACACGACGAACTCGTCGAACTTCCAGGACCTGCCCGACGGCGGCATCGTGCGCGGGGTCGCGGGCGGCGAGTTCGGCAACATCTTCCAGGACACCGCCATTCGCCGCATGATCTATGCGCCGGGCTCGCCGGTGATCTTCCAGATCGAGCGCATCAGCGACGACCGCGGGCTCTATGCGCCCTATTCGCTGATCCGCTCGGGCGACCAGATCTTCTTCCTCGGCGCGCAGGGCTTCCAGCAGATGGACCCGGGCGGCTACCCGGCCGCGATCGGCAAGGAGCGCGTCGACCGCACGTTCTTTGCCAACCTCGACAAGAGCAACCCGCAGCTCGTGCTCGGCGCCTCCGACCCGAAGAACAACCGCGTGTTCTGGGCCTACAAGTCGAATGCCGGCGCCGCCGGCCGCTTCGACTCGCTCCTCGTCTACGACTATGTGCTCGCCCGCTTCACCCCGATCGCGATGAGCGGGGAATTCCTCGGCTCGTGCTCGCAGCCGGGGCTGACGCTGGAGAACCTGGACGCGATCGCGCCCGGCGGCTCGCTCGACGCCTTGACGGCCTCGCTCGACAGCTTCGCCACGTCGGTCACGCCCGAGATCGCCGGCTTCAACGCGACCCATCAGCTCGGCTTCTTTCGCGGCGCCAACCTCGAGGCGACGCTCGCGACCAGCGCGCAGGCGCAGGCGGGGCGGCGCATGTTCGTGCGCGGCTTCCGGCCGATCACCGATGCGCCGAGCGTGTTCGGCTCGGTCGGCACGCGCGAGCGGCTGACCGATGCCGAGACGTCCTCGCCCGAGACCCAGATGGACGCGACCGGCAACTGCCCGCAGCGCGCCTCGACCCGCTATGCGCGCGGCACCGTGCGCATCCCCTACGGCACGCCATGGAGCTTCGCGACCGGCGTCGAGCCCGACGTCGCCCCGGAGGGGGCGCGGTAGCGGTCGCTCATTTACTTATCGTCATGCCCGCGCTCGTCGCGGGCATCCACGTCTTTCTTGCCGCCACTCAACAAGAAAGACGTGGATGGCCGGGACAAGCCCGGCCGTGACGTCGGAGCACAATCGATGACAGCCTATGTGGTCGCGCGCGACGAGACCGACCTGAAGAAATTCGCGCAGGCGATCGCGCAGCTTGCGCAGGGGCGGTCGAACGCGGTCGGAAGCGTGACGCTCGCGGCCGGCGCGACGCACACGAGCGTCGCGGCGCCCACCTGCGCGAGCGGCAGCGTGATCCTGCTCTCGCCCGTGACCCAGCATGCGGCGGCCGAGCTCGCGGCGGGCGGCTGCTTCATCAGCGCAGTCGGCGAGAAGACCTTCACGATCGCGCACGCGAGCAACACACAGACCGACAGGACCTTCGGCTATGTCTGCCTTGGTTGAATCTGCCTCCGTTGAGCCGGTCTTGGCCGAGCTCGCCTGCGTGCCGCCCGGCGAGGTGGCGCGGCTGTGGCCGCATCTTGCACATTATATCGCGCGCGCGATGGCGCGCGGCGGCATGGGCCGCTTCGCCGACGTCGAGGCCGACGTGCTCGGCGCCGACGCCTATCTGTGGGTCGCGACCGCGGCAGGCGCGATCCTCGCGGCCGCCGTCACCAAGGTGACGGGCGCGGGGAGCGCGCGGCTCTGCACCATCGTGGCATGCGGCGGCCACGACTGGCCGCGCTTCCGCTTTCTCATCGCGGGCCTGGAAAGCTACGCGCGCGCAGAAGGCTGCACCGCGGTGGAAATCTGCGGGCGGCCCGGCTGGCAGCGCCGGCTCGCGGGCTACCGCACCGTCAAGGTCGTCATCCGGAAAGGTCTCTGAACATGGGCGGAACGTCCACCACCAGCAATGCATCGACCCAGCAATCGCAGTTGCAGCCTTATGCGCCGGCCGCGGCCGGGCTGCAGGGCATCCTCGGCGCGCTCGGCCCCTCACCAGCAACCTCGGCGTCACGCCGCAGGTCACGGGCGCGCTCGATCAGATCCAGGCGAACGCGAGCGCGCCCAATCCGTTCGCGGCGCCCGGCAGCGCCGCGGCGCTCGCGCAGCTCAATGGCGGCGCGAACTACGGCACCGCGACCAGCACGGTGAACAGCGGCTACAACGCGGCCGCGAATGCGCTCGCGCCGTATCTGGCGGGCAATGCGCTCGACCCGTCGAGCAACCCGGCGCTCGCGGCCCAGCTCGGCGCCGTGAGCACGCAGGTGCAGAACACCGTCAATCCGACCTTCGCGGCGGCCGGGCGGCTCGCCTCGCCCGCCAACGCGGCCGCGATCGCCCAAGGCATCGCCCAGGGCGACAGCGGCATCCTGCAGAACGCGGCCGGCAACCAGCTCGCCGCCGCGAGCGCGCTCGGCGGGCTCGCCAACAGCACCGGCGGAGTTCTGGGCAATCTCGATGCCACCAACGCCGGCATCCTGACGTCCGGCATCAACAACGCGGCGAATGCCTTCCAGCTTCCCAACCTCGGCGCGCAGACGCAGCTCGCCGCCGCGCTCCAGCAGAGCCAGCTGCCGATCCAGAATGCGGCCGCGCTCGGCGGCATCCTCGGGCCGATCGCCGGGCAATTCGGCACGCAGACGGGCTCGGGGACGACGGACGGCTCGAGCACGCTGTCGGGCGCGCAGCAGTTCGCGCAGATCGGGCAGGGGCTCGGCGGACTCGCAAAGTTCTTGTGGCCTTCTTGATGAGGTGAACCATGGGTCTATTCGATGGATTTTCGTTCTCCCCGCAATCGACCGCAGATGCGACGGGCGCGGCGCCCGGATGGCTCGGCCTCATGCTGGCCGCGCAGCCCGGCGCGTCACCGGGCTTCGACGCCGCGTCGCCGATGAACGCGGCGCCGACGAATGCGGCGTCGATGAATTCGCCGATGGCGAACGGCGGCGCGCTGCTCGGCGGCATCGGCAATCTGCTGTCGCCGTCAGCGGCCGCGCCATCGCAGGCGGCCCCGAGCTTCGGCGATCGCCTGGCCGCCGCGCTGACGGGGGCCGCGACCGCGCGGGGTCTCATCCCGACGCTGGCGAGCGGCATCGGCGGCTTCATCTCGCCGGATGCCGCGCGCCTGGCGGCGTCGGCGGGCGGCGACCCGAGTGCCGGCGAGCGCGCGAGCGCCGCGCTGATGAACGGCGCCCAGGCGCGCGGCGTCGTTCCGGCCCTTGCGGGCGCGCTCGTCGGGGCGACATCCGGCCAGCGCATCGCGCCGCCCGCCGGCCACCGCCATGGCGGCGGCACGAGCGGCATCGCGGCGCCGATCGCGGGCGTCGGGCCGAACGCCGGCCTGGCGCCGGCGGATCAGGCGCCGGCCGCCGCGCCCGATGCGCTCACGCAAGCGCGCGCCGCCGTGATCCGGCGCTTGCAGCAGCTCGGGTTCGGCCCGAAAGGACCCTGATATGGATTTGAGACATGGATTCAGAAATGGATGCAGAGATGGCGCGATTGCTCGATGACGCGCGCCATGGCTTTCACGTTCCGGCCAGCCCGAAATAGTCGAAAACGGTGACGTGGCCATTGCTGTGAAGGTGATGGGTGCCCGAGAGGCCGTCGAAGAAGTTCGGCTCGATCGTATGCGCTTGCTCTTCCCGATATTCCGTCTTGGTCAGCGCGACGATCTTGTTGATGGAAGCGCCCTTTCCGTAAAGGCCCATCCCCTGCCTTTGCCCGACGCGGTAGATCGCGCCATCTTCGTCAAGCAGAATTCCGCCGTTCCGCGCCCGCGTTGAATCCACGAAGATCGGGTTTCCCGGGTGCGCGGTCCACGTCTGCGACAACGGCGAGGCGGAATAGAAGATGGACAGTTGCGAGCCATAGTCGCCGCTGGGGACAGGTTCGATGTTGGTGAAGAGCCACCACACCCCTTGGTATTCGAAGATCATGCTGTCGGCCGCGGCGATATCCGACATCGCCACGTGCGACAGCTTCCATTCGAGCGGGAAAGCGACGCACTCGTAAATCCGTATCTGTCGGGCCTCGCATGTCTCCGGGCACATGTAGGTCTTCGCGCCATGCCTGAAGAGAAACGGAAAGGACAGATGGAAGGGCTCGACGATGGCAGGCCCGAGCGCCGTCGCGCCATCATCGTCGAGACGATAAACCGAGATGCATCCCTTGCGGCGCGCGAAATCGTAATCCTCGACGAAGCAATAGTCCCGATCGTTCTCGCGAATGACGAACGGGTCCGCCAGAAAGCGACCGGCGGGATTGTCGATCCGGCGCCCGCGCCGCAGTACCGCGCCACGCCAATCGCCGCCCACATACGCGACACCCCATGTGCGGCGGCGTCCGCGCCATAGCCTGTTCCAGAGGTTGCCCGCCAGTCGCGGCAGGACCATGCACATGTAAAGGAGCTGCTGGCGCCAATGCGGGGTCTGGAACAGCCGGTTGGAATAGGGCGCCGGCGGCTCCGCGTCCGGGAGCCGGCCGTGCCGGGCAACATCCTGCAGGAGAGCTTTGACGTAGAAATTGCTCCGGTGAGATACCGAGGCTTGATTCAGGAGATAATAGTATTTCGTCGCAAACGCGCCACGGAAGAGCACTTTTCCGCCGTCCAGCTCCTCGGTCAGTTGCTGGATGACGAAGCCGGTGCTGTCCTGCCGAAGGTAAACCTCCCAGAATCCGGCGGGCTGTCCGCGATTGACCCGGTTGTCGGCATGATGAATCGCCACCACGCCGAATCGCGCCGCGGTCAATATCTCGCCGCGCAAGATGCCCGAGCCGAAATGGAGAAGAAGGTCGAGGCTCAAGCCCCGGATCGCCCGCAGGTCCTCGTCGCGGTAGCGAAACACGAGGCCGGATGTCGACACGATCGGAGCCGTCTGCAGCGCGCCGGGAACGAGCGGCCGCAAATCGAACGACGCGCGATGGTCGGCGTGGAACGGGGTCCGCCGCAGCAGCAGCGTTTCGAAATCGGTGATCGCCTTGAACGACAATTGCCGCAGGATCTTGCGCACGCCATGTCGGCGCGCGAGCCTGGCGACCTTTCCGAGCCGCCCGGCATGCTGGGTCTCGAGTCCGCCCTGGATGATCAGATGGGAGATCGACAGGTCGCTGCGGGCTTGCGCCCACGCGGCGATCTCGAAGGCGTACTTGGACGCGAAGGGTGAATCGACGATCAGGCCGATTCGCAGCTTGTCCCGGCCCGCTTCCGGGGGCGCTCCACCATCGGACATCCGCTACCCCGCAGCTCGCCCCACAGGCCGTCGGATATCGACCCGGCGGCCCCGAACGGAATGCCTGCCGGATTGCATAAAGCGTCGGCCGGATCAACCCGCGCGCGCACGTTGGCTGGCCTGGGCGAAACGAAACGGAGTGACACATGCCTTTCTGGGAATGGTCGAAGACCGCGGCGTCGAATGCGACCGCCGACCCGACGATCAACTGGGCCGAGGGCCAGTCGCCCTCCTCGGTGAACGACAGCGCCCGCGCCATGATGGCGCGCACCGCCGAGTGGCGCGACGACGTCTCGGGCACGATCACGACAGCCGGCAGCGGGACCGCCTACACGGTGGCGAGCAACCAGGGCTTCGACACGCTCGCCCATCTCGCCGGCGCGATGATCGCGTTCGTGCCGCATGCGACGAACGGCGCCACCGTCACGCTCAATGTCGACGGTCTCGGCGCGAAGCCCTTGCGCTACGGGCCGGGCCTCGAGCTCCAGTCCGGGATGCTGATCCAGGGCACGCCCTATGTCGCGACCTACAACGGCACCGACGGCGCGTTCTATCTGCGCAACATCATCGGCAATCCCTACGGCATCCCGCTGGGCGGCCTTCTGCCATACACCGGCACGACGGCGCCAAATTCCGCGTTCGTGCTGACATTTGGCCAACAGATGTCGCGCACGACATATGCGAACTACTTCGCGCTGGTCGGCACGACGTACGGGGCCGGAGACGGATCAACCACGTTCAATGCGCCGGACCTGCGCGGGCGTTTCATTGCCGGCCTCGACAACATGGGCGGCGCGGCGGCGAATAGGATCACAGCCGCGGGCCACAACTATGACGGCACCGTGCTCGGAAACACGGGCGGTGCGCAAAACGAGACGATCACGCAAGGCAATCTGCCTATCGCTACGCTGGTGACAACCATTATCGATCCAGGTCATTCACACCTCATAGGCGGTGAGGACCAAGCGACTGGCGCACCAGGAACACCGACCTTTGCGGCGATAGGAAATGCCGTCATAGCGAGCACAAACAATGCGGCAACTGGTATCACGGCCAGCACACAGCTCGGCGGTAACGGAATCGCTCTACCGATATTGCCGCCATCAATGGTGATGCCCTTTATTCTTCGGGTGATCTAACGCTCGTCATCCGGAATCATTTCGCGCAGAAGTGGCTCAACGCGCGTGCAGGTATTTACGCGAAGCCACTCGACAACCAAAATTTGATGTCGCCCGTATTGGCAGGGAGCGAATTACTTCGCGGTGCTCGTCATAGGACGTTGAGATTGAAGAAGTTGATATCAGAGAACCCAACACTGCGATGCCTACGTCGCAACAGATATCGAGCACGCGAAGGCCACGAAGCTCGCGCTCGTTGATCATGCGGATCGTGCCTTCGGGAGTCGCCTCGCCTTGCGGCGTCTCGCCTATGTTGCATGAATCCGCCTGGTAGGTAATTCCGCTGATCGTAAATCGACGCGTCGTTTTCCTCGGCGGATCATATCCGATTGAGCGGAATTCTGCACGCACAAAAGGTTTGATCATTCGGCTTCCTCCGTCTGGAGGCTGGAAAACGACCCCAACCCAAACGAAAGGAAAGTCTGCACATGGACACCATCACGCTTGCGCTCGGCGCCGCCCTCGGCGTCGCCGGCATTCTGCTGGTCTACTGGATCGCGGCGCGCTGGCCGGCCTGGAAGGCGAAGGCCGCGGCCTGGTTCAAGGGCGAGAAGAGCGCGATCGCGGCGCGCGCCGAAGGCCAGGTCGTCGATTTCGAGAACCGCCTCAAGACGCTCGAGGCGATGGGGCTCGACACGCTCAAGGCCGATGTCGCCGCACTCAAGACCAAGGTGGGAGCCTGAACCATGGTGGCCGAAAACTTTCCGCGCGCGCTCAAGCTCGTCCTCGTCGACGAGGGCGGCCTCGACGACGATCCGCACGACCATGGCGGGCGCACCGCCTACGGCATCATCCAGCGCGAATACGACGGCTATCGCGCCCGCCACAATCAGCCCACCCAGGACGTGTGGAAGATCACGCCCGCCGAATACACCGAGATCTACCGCGACCGCTACTGGTCGCCGTGGTGCGACCGCCTGCCGGCCGGCATGGACTACGCCTTCTTCGATGCCTGCGTGAACACCGGCCCCGCGCAGGCCGCGAAGAACCTGCAGCAGGCGGTCGGCCTGCGCGTCGACGGCTTCATGGGCGACGTGACGCTCGCCAAGGTGAAGGCGCTCAGCGCCGATGCGAAAGGCGCCGAGGCCGCGCTCCACGCCTTCTGCGAGCGCCGGCGCGCCTTCTACCGCGCGCTGCGCCAGTTCCCGCGCTATGGCCGCGGCTGGCTCGCGCGCGTCGACCACGTCGAGAAGGCCGCGAAGGCTTTTGCCGCGAAGACGCTCGCGCCGCAGCGCAACGGGCTGCATGACGAGCTCAAAGCCCAGGCGACCGCGAAGGCCAAGGGCGAGGACACCGCGCCGCCGCCGCTGGCGCCCGCGACCGGCGCCGCGACCACCACCGGCAGCGTCGTCGCGGCCGGCATTGCGGAACAGCTCGGCAATGCCAGCCAGCAGCT